CCAATGCCTCCTTGACGTGCTTTTGCTCGTCTGCGCTTTTGAGCAAGGCCTCAATCTCGGCATTGCGACGGGCAAGGGTCTCTTTGTAGTCTACCAGCATCTGCTTATCAGCCTCGTGCCGGATGGTCAGCCGGGCATTTTCCCGGATAAGCTCCTCCAAATAAATCTGGTCGCCGTTCAAAATAGCTGTCGGGTTGGTGTTCATGCAATCAGATCCTCCTTGATCTTCTTAATTCGGGCCTTGAGTGCCCGCATAACAGCCTCGTGGGTGTCTGCACGGTCTTGGATGGTTGCCATGACATCCTCATCCTGGCAACCCTGCACAACGAGATAGTGGATGTAAACCTTGTCATAGGGTGAGCCCTGCCTCCACAGACGGCAGTTGCCCTGGTCATTCAGTTCAAAGGACCAGTTGAGGCCATACCACACGACGTGGTGGCCACCGGCCTGGAGGTTGAGACCATAGGCGCAGCTCGCAGGGTGGACAAGCAGCACGTCAACCTCTCCGGCGTTCCACGCCTCCTCGTCAGCCACGCCCTTGTAGACCCGCACACGCAGCTTGTCTTTGCGCCCCTTGTTGTACTTCTCCAGGCGCTCAAGGATGCGGTCACGGTCATGCTGATAGCCGTAAAAGGTCAGGGCTGGCTCGCCATCCAGACGCTCCAACAGCTCCATGTAGGCATCCAGCTTGCAATCGTGGACGGGGACCACCTGGCCCTCGGTGCCGTAGACAGCCCCGTTGCAGTATTGCAACAACTTGCCCACCAAGACAGCGGCGGAGGCCGCAGTCACCACATTCTCATCCAGCTCAAGCAGCAGATCACGCTCAAACTGCTTGTAATCCCGCAGAGCCTTGGCATCCAGGGAGATGGGTATTTCGTGTGGGATGTTCTCCGGCAGTTGCAGGTAGTCCTCTGCTTTCATGGAAATGCAGATATCAGAGATAGCGTTCAGCACAGCGCTGTCGGCACCATCTTTGGCCTTGTAGCTGAAAATCTGGGTGCGGCTGCGCTGGTCGGGGTCAAAATACCGCTCCCGGTATGCGCCCAGAGTGGGACCCAGCCGCTTGCCTCCGTCCAGGAGAAATACCTGCGACCACAAATCAATCAATCCCTTGGATGATGGGGTGCCGGTCAGCAACACCATCTTTTTGACAAAGCGGCGTACCCGCTTCATAGCCTTAAACCGTTTACTCTGGGGGTTTTTGAAACTGGTGCTTTCGTCCAGCACCACCATGTCAAATGGCCAGGCCTGTTGGAAATAGATGTCCCTGGTTTTCATCAGAGGACCTCCTCGCGCAGCCACCAAAACGGAAAAGTGATGCCCAGGAGCAGGGCGTGCAGAAGATCCAGTACCTCAAACAGAATGAAGAAGATAATCAGCTTGGGAGCGAGACGGGCCGTGTAGCGCCGGTCTTTGGGCGTGATCTCACGCCAGTGGCGGGAGACAATGTGCCACAGGCTTTTCAAGTCCAGCAGGGTCTCGGCGGCGGCATCACAGAATACGTTGCTCGTCACCTCAAGGCGGGTCTCGCACAGCCTGCATGTGCTGGACCACTTTACTGGGCTGCGTTCCAGAGTAAGTTTGGCTTTCATATAAACACCTCTATTTTTTGTAAATTTCCTCAAACACGATGGGTTTCGGCAGGATGCCGCGACACACATATACGCTGCTAAAAGGTGGGTGCAGGGACGGGGTGGGCTCGTCGTAATCCTTGAAGTAGGCCACCCGGCGGTTGAAGTACATGATCTCAAAGTCGTGTGCGCGGAACATGTCAAAGCGCTTTTGGCTGTCGAACAGACCCACAACGCCCACCAGCATGGCAAACGGCACGCCAAGGGCGAAAAGCCGCTCCAGCACCTCTCCTTTCACGGAGTAAGGTGGGTTGCTGATTATGTAGTTGCAGCCGGGCGGCGGCTCGGTGGTAAAGAAGTCATATCCACCACCAAGGTGCGTCGCGGTCACTCGGTAGCCAAAGGCGCGAAAGATTTTTACGAAAAGGCTCTGTTCAGTGTCAAACGGACACCAGATAGAAATGGGCTGCTCCCGGTGCGGGGGGGGGGAGATGTCGGAGCAGAGGCGTGATGGCGTATGCCGGGGTGTAGAACTCGTCATTTTTGCTGTTGGCAATTCTGGCCACGTTGAAGCCTTTCACGGGGACACCTCCAGATCAGCGCCGCTTTTTACAGCGCATATAGTTTTCGGTGGGCTCCCAGTCGGACACCACCAAAACACCCTCTGGATCTGAGAAATCTCTATCACAGATAAAGTCACCCTCGCCAATATACTGGCAGTGGTCACACATACCAGGGTCACACATGCGGGGCTTTTCCAGGTGTACCGTGCGCTTGCGTTTACGTCTTTTCACGATCAGCCACCTCCAGCTTTTTCATATCTCGGTCAAAGGCTTTCCATTTTTGCCGGGTATTTGCCCATGTGCGGTTTTCCCACAGCCAGCGGACCGCGGCTATGTAATAGCGGATCTTCTTTTTCATGTGGTTGCCTCCTTGGGGACCATGTGGTCGGGCAGCATGCGCGGCTCAAATCGCCACTTTTTGGCGTCATATCCAAGTTTCTGATACAGCCGCGCCAGGGCCAGCATGGGTGTGTCCTCGCAGATACCGAACTGGAAGCACCCGGCCTGGCTGTTCCAGATACCGTACTTTTTACCGGGCACGCCGGTGTAGTAAGTGTGGAGTTTCATGTCTTACTCATCCTCCTCGATTTGCCGTTTGAGCTCATCATACAAATCGGAAAATTTCTTGTCCCACTGCCGCAGTCTGGCAAAGAATAAAACCGCCAGCGCCAGCCATGTGAAAGACGCGGTGATCTGCAACAGGTCAGCCATTGTCAACACCTCCGTCCTTTCAAACTGGGTTTCTGACGACGTAAGAATGAACACCCGCCAAGTCGATAAATATTTCTTTGGCGACCCCTCTCTCACGCGTCTGGATATATAATTTGTCGCGGCAGTTACCGAGAACGCCGCAGCACACAACCATGCGGTATTTGTTCCGGCTTCCGTCTTTCATACGCAGCTCAGCCACCATTAACTCTCGCCGTCCTTTCAAAATTGCGGGTGCTGGAGAGTTTTAAGCTGTTTTCTCAAGCTCTCATTCTCCAGTCTCAAGCTCTCGTTATCCTGTTTCAAGGCCTCGTTTTTTGTTCTGAGCCTTTTTATGTTTTTGCCCAAGCCGTCGTAGCGCGTGCCGTGGTCGCAGTCCTCGCAATATCCGGCCATGTGGCAGTGATCCTTATAGGGGCAAAGTCTACTTTTCATTGGCCAGACACCTCGGTGGATATTTCACCGGCACAGGCTGCATAACCAGCCAGATCAACAAAGCTGTCTGCGCTGGAGCCGGTGGCGATGCGGGCCACTTTGAGCAACGCCATCATGGTGGCCACGTCTTTGGGCGTAATGTGGTTGATTGCCATAACCTTGGCCAGCTCTGGGTGTGCAGCTCTCAGATACACACCCCACAGGAGTCCGATGGTTGTAAAATTATTTTCCGGGCTGCCGTAGTCCTGCTCACGCTCACCGCATACGCAGACGCGGGCGGCCTCTAAAATCTCAGCTCTTTTCACAGGTATACCTCCTCTGGAAAACGTGATTTTGTTACAGCGATGGGGAACTCCTCAATCTCGCTGGCCCAGCGACATGTGCCTTTTCCATTGAGCCATTCCCAGATCAGAGGAAAGCCGCCGACGCCGTCAAATAGGCTTGCCATTGTGGGCTCTGCGGCGGCGCAGACACTCAGGCGGGTCAATACATACGCCCAGGGCGGGAGGGCAATGCTGTTGCCCAGTGCTTTATAGCGGGGGCTGTCAGCGTCACCCTTGTGCAGCTTGCCCTTGCTATCAGTCCAGTCGCCTATGTCGGTCCATTGGTCGGGAAAGCCTTGGAGCCGTTCACATTCCAACGGGGTAAGACGCCGGACTGTGCCAGCCGTTCTGACACAAGGCGTGCTATTGAGGCTCTGCCCGCCGCTTTCCTTTGCTTGTAGCGTGTGAAAGACATCCGGGCTCTCCACACCGTTGCGGCAATCGACGGCCAGCGCAAGCTCGCCGCAAACGACACACGCATCGTGTTTTTCCGCGGACAGACAGGGGGCTTTCTCATATTCAAAAGCGTCGCTCCGCGCTTTTGCTGAATTAAGCGCCTTAAAACCAGCAGCCACCACGAGGTCGGTACTGTCTTTGTAATCTCTACTTTTCAAGGAAGATGCAACCCCCCCCCGTTATGTAATCACCAAAGCCCTGCATGGTAAAAAGTATCTGGTCATTATTGGGGCAGAGGGTGCCGCTTTTTTCAACCTGTATCAAGGCTCCTTTACCTCCTCCGGGACATCCTGCCCGCATCCGCAGACAGGCTGATATTGTAGAATTAGGGGGACATTGCCCCCCCCCGTGCCCATCTTGCCGCTGAGTGTCTGCACAACGCCGTCTGCACATAAT